ATCCCATTTTGTAATCAATATAACAATAGCTGCAACAATTCCAGCTATAGCAATAATCATTAAACCAATAGGACTAAGTACAGCTCCAATAACTCCAGCTAATATTCCAAAACCAGTAACTAATGGGCCTAAAAATCCAACTAATATTAATAATGGACCTATAATTAATGATGCTGCTAGAGCAAATTTTACCCAAGCTGGATTCAAATCTTTAATAAAATCTCCAAGGGCTTTAATTTTTGGTAATATCATTGGTAATATTTCATTACCAAGTTCCATCAATACAACATTTAATTTGTTTTTTAATAACTGCCATTGTGCAGTAGTTGTTTCAAGTTGTTTTTGAAATGCTTCATCTAAAACATTTACACCATCTGCCATAGACTCCATAGAACTAGCAAATGATTCCTTTTGACTACCTAACAAAGATATTATAGCTGTTAACGCTTCACCAGAACCCATAGCTTTTGCAAACTGTTCAGTATTACCTTCTGTAGCTTCTTGCATTGCACCCCAAGCAGCAACAACACCACCAGTTTGTTCAACTAATCCTGCAAATGTTTCAACTCCTAATTTTTCAAACAATTTAGTAGCTTCTGCTGTTGGCTTACTCATAGCAACTAAACCAGCTTTCAAAGAATTCTGTGAAATACTTGCAGATTTATTTACTTGTGTCAATGCAGCAGTAGCAGCAGACATTTCTTCTAATGAACCACCTACTGTTTCAAATAATGGAGCTAATAAACCAAAACTTCTAGACATATCTGCTACTGTGGTAATACCATTTCTTACAGTTTTAAATAATACATTTGCTTTTTCGTTAGCAGATAATGTACTATCTTTAAAATTATTTTGAGCAAGAACCATCAAGGTTGTTGCCTCTTCAGTAGAACCTAAACCAGCAACAGCTAATTTAGCTGATGCTTCTAATAAGTCTAATGCCTCAGAAGTATCTGTTATACCAGCAGAAACAACTGCATAAGCAGAAGCTCCTAAATCTTCCGCAGACTTAGGTATTTCATTTAACATCTTTTTAATACCATCTCCAAGTGCAGCGGCAGATTCTCCAGTATCGTCAAATAATGTATCTATATTTGCCATTGATTTCTCAAATGCAACTGCTGATTTAACAGCCATAGTACCTAAAGCCACACCAAAAGCAGTAATAGCTGTTCCTGCTATCTTAGCGGATCTTGTTAATTTCTCTTGTGAAATTCCAGCTTTATCTAATTGTTTAGAAAACCCCTTTAAAGTTTTACTAGCTCTATCTTGAGCTTCTAATATGATGCTTAACGTTTTTGACGCCATTATTTTCTTCTTTTATTTTGTTTAGCTATACGATTTTGATACATTGAATCTAAGTTTATCTTATTTTTTAATCCATCAATGAACCATGTAGGTTGCGAGGAATAAGTATAATAATCCCATTTCATATCATAACATAATAATATGATTGAAAGTTCTTCACAAACCTTCCCTCTACCTCGGGATAAAAGAATACTATACTCATCCTCTATTCTTTTTTTAATTCTTCTTCTTTCTTTCCATTAGTTATTTCATTTATAGCATCTATAATGAAATCATAATCTTCACTTCTCATATCCAATATATTTTTTAATATATCTTTAGAATCTCCAGCTATATCAACAATAATAGTTTCTATAGCAACATCTTGAGATTTTGTTAAAATATCTCCTGAAAATTCCATAGATTTAGAATCATTTGGATTAAATTTAACATCTTTCATTAAAGAATTTGTAATGATTCTTTTTTCACCACCAGTAAGCCAGCTTTTAATAGAAACTTCTTGCTTACTGATTGGAGTTACTATTTTTTTAATTTCTCTTTCCATATTTTTAATTTAATTATTACTTTTGTTTAGCAGGGGTAAGCTAATCCTACCCCTACTTATCGGTTATTATAAATAACTTGCAACAGCGTTAACTAAATAACAACTGTCAATAACATTATCATTTACACCAGCATCATATAATGCTGTAAAACTCAATGTTTGTGTTACTACATCGTCCATAGCGAAGTCAGGATCCCATGCTTCAAATTCTACTTTACTTAAATCTAAACGAAATTGATAATAAGTTGTAGCTGCTCCAGTCACGATATCTTCGTGAGTTAAGTCAATTCTTACTGCCTTATAATCTCCGTCCTTAACGTAATCAAGCCAGGCTCTATCTTCATAGTTCAATACTATTTCACCAGTTATATTAAATCTCTTATTTACAATATCTTCAGGTTGTACAGTTCCTAATGTTGCTTGTGCTTCAGCATTTTTCTCTATTCTAAGAGTTAAACTCTTTAAACTAACAGCAGTTGCCGCAGTCAAAGAACCAGTAATAGCTGCAACTTTGAAACTTAAATATCTACCAACAAACTTTTTCTCAGCTCCGTATGATGAAGCTTGTCCACCAGATGTTGAACTTCCTTTTGAAACAAATGCGACATTCGCACTTACAATTGCGTCAGGTTCTACTACTAATTCGAAACTATCAACCATTGCCATTTCAAATATCAATTGACCAATTGGATCAATTGTACTGATGCTTAAACTATCATGTTGATTATCATTCTGAAGAGTATATGTATGAGTATAAGCTGTAGTATCAGTTGGACCAACAGAACTTACTGTTCCTAAAGTTGCAAGCAATAAAGCTCCTAAACTTTGATCTCCTAATTCAACTTCCATATCACCTTCAGCATGTTCCATAGTTTTTGGAGCTTGATCTCCGCCCCAAATTCCACCAAAACCTGCTTCTGATAATGCTCTAGTTGGTAAATCTTTAAATGTAAAAGAGTTACAATTTAGCCAATAAGTAGGATCAACGCCAGTACCTCTAACAGTCTCTACGCCAATTCCTATCTTTTGTCTTCTTCCTATCCATAGTGCGCTCATATATTTTTTGTAATTATTCTAATTTATTAATTTTTCGACCTTTTATATTATGAAATTGCATTTAAATCTACACTTACTCTACAACGAATATTTATCTCACAGACTCTAAATTCATCTTCACGTCCACTGTATCCCCATAATGATGGGGTAGCGAATGTATTTATGAATGTATATCCTCTTGGATTTTCTATTCCAGTAAAAGTATAGTCTTTATCAAAATCATCAATAACAGAATCAACTAAATCCCTCAGCATCTTATCTGCCTTGGTTTTAGATATTTTGTCTCTGTTAACAAATAATTTGATACTATAAGCATAAACTCTTATATTTTCTTGAGTAGTATTATAATCACTTTCATTAGAAGAAGGAATTACAACAGCACTAGGAGTTCCTTTAAACAACTCTACTTCATATGAAAATGTTTCTCGAATTAAAGTATTTGCTTCTAATATTGATACTATTTTATTTAAAATTATGCTAAACATTTTTATTTTGTTAATCTCTTATTTATATTATTAATGAATGTTGTTAATATTCTTGGTGTTATTTTCTCAGCTTCTCTAGCAGTTCTATCTACAAATTTATTCGCTTTAGTTCCAGGATGTCTAACGACTTTTACTGGATGTAAAGCTCCTTTCCAATATAAAGCCTTTTTAGTAGTTGGTCGTATTTCATGTGGCTTAGTTCCCTCGTGTACGAAACTATTAGATATTATTATTCCGGAAGCAACAAACGAATGAACTTTATCTACTGTTAAATCATATAATAATTTATCTTTTGATTTTTCATTATGAATCCATTTTTTAGTATTTACAATCTCAGTCTCCTTAAATTCTTGTAAATTAACATAAGATTTCATACTAGGATTGACTTGAATATAATATACATTTTTTATTGGATTATTTTTAATATTTTTAGAAAATCTATAATCTGTGAAATGTATATGTATTATAGTCCAGCTTTTATCTAAATTTTTAATTAATTTTCTATCTCTTTGAATATCTTTGCTCTGGTCTTTATGCCAATATGCACCATCGGCTTCAAATATTATTTTCAATTCTTCACAATAAAAATCTACGAAACTATTTCCTATCTTAATTTGTTTTTTATATTCCACATTTAATAAATCTAACCATTTTCTCACATCCTTTTCAGTAGATGTTTCAAAACCTTTTTTACACATTATTCTATTTGGATGTTTTTCAGGATGTTCTTTTAAATATTTTATATTACTTTCTGCTATATTTTTTCTAGCAGTTTCACATCGTTTTTTTCCAGATTGTGGATGATTTATTCTATACATCTTATCTCGACATTCTAATGAACAATATTTTTTTCCTTGTTTTATATATTTCAATCCACAATACCGACAAATCTTTGATTCATATTTTTTACCTTTACCTTTTTTATAATCTTTTTTTATAGGTTGAAATACAATA